TGTGTAGTTTATGAAGAATACGACAAAGCAAAGTACCTTAAATTGCTCGTCCAATATATTAGAAAATTTGTTGGAGATAAACTTGAGCAGTATGGAACCAAATAAAGAACTAGAGCAGGTAATGGAGGATAAATTCCTCACCCCTTCCAAGTTTGCACTGGAAGTGGAAAAAATTGTTGCAGAAGAAAAGTGCAACTATATTGATGCAATCGTTCACTATTGTGAAGTGAATGGTATTGAAGTAGATTCAATTACGAAACTCGTATCAAAACCACTTAAAGAAAGATTGAAGTATGATGCTATCAACCTAAACTTTATGAAAAAAACTTCGAGAGCAAAATTGCCCCTATGAGTCCTTTTGAGACCTATCAACATTATCTTTCACTCAAAAGTCATTTTACAAATCCAAAATACGATTTCTTTAAATATGGTGGGAAGTCAAGGGCAACTCTAACTTCTTTTAACAAACGCAAAGATAAATATTGGTTTGAGAAATCCAGTCGTAAATATTCTGATAAAGAAATAGTAGATTATTTTCTTGCCAATTTTCTTGCCGCCGATAACCCACAAAACATATGGATTGGAGAAATTATAAATTCTGGAGAAAGAACATACGTCGAGTGGATGAAACGACAGCAGAGTTTGACCTACTTGTTCAAAGAACAATCGGAAGAATTACTCTCGGAAACAAAATTAGAAGATGCTTTCAATTGTTCGAAAGGACATCCACCAGTTCTAAAAAAGTTCCTGGGCGGGAAGATTGGTATTGAAACCCTGGTGATTTATGATATAATATTCCAGTTCGGGAATGTGTTTGATAAAAAACTTTTGGACCCAGTGTGGGAAACCGTAAGTTTAAAAATTAAAAAATACAAACCGTTTCTAAATATCGATGTATTCCAGTACAAAAAACTTTTACGGGAAATTGTAAATGAGTAAATTCTTTGATTCTGAATTGATTCAGGAAGAACTTGAAGAAATTAATGAACTTCAAAAGTTCATTTATGGAAGTATTCTTACTTTTGGTTCGATGACCCGTGAAGATAAACTGGAACACATTGATAAATTGACTCAGTTGCTAGAAAAGCAACGTATTATGTACACAAGACTTTCTCTTTCTGATGATCCACAAGCGGTTGAGATGAAAGAGAATCTTCGCAAATCTGTGGCAATTATGGGATTTCCTCCTGACACAGATATGAATATACTTTTCAATAGTATGAACAAAACAATTGAGTCTCTCAAGGAATTTATTGACAAGTGATATTATTTTTGTTATAATATCTAAGTAAATCCAAAACATCCAATTTACACAACGAATCCAAATGTCTTTTTCTGATCTTAAGAAACAATCTAAACTTGGTTCCCTGACCGCAAAACTGGTCAAGGAAGTAGAAAAAATGAATAATAACACATCATCTGGCGATGATCGTCTTTGGAAACTCGAATGTGATAAGAGCGGCAATGGTTATGCCGTCATTCGTTTCCTCCCTGCTCCTAACGGTGAAGATCTTCCGTTTGTAAAACTGTACTCCCACGCATTTCAAGGCCCTGGCGGTTGGTATATTGAGAATTCTCTTACTACCATGAACCAGAAGGATCCCGTATCGGAACTCAACTCCGAATTGTGGAACAATGGTACTGATGCTGGTAAAGAAGTAGCACGTAAGCAGAAGCGCAAACTGACTTATGTGAGCAACATCTATGTTGTCAAGGATCCTGCTAATCCTGCTAACGAAGGTAAAGTGTTCCTTTATAAGTTTGGTAAGAAAATCTTCGATAAACTGACTGCTGCAATGCAACCAGAGTTTGAAGATGAGACTCCTATCGATCCGTTTGACTTCTGGCAGGGTGCTAACTTCAAACTGAAGGCAAAGAATGTTGCTGGTTATCGTAATTATGATTCTTCAGAGTTTGCCGCACAAGGTGCTCTTCTGGACGATGATGATGCAATGGAAGCAATCTGGAAGAAGCAGTATTCTCTTGCAGAACTCGTTGCTGCTGACCAGTTCAAGTCTTATGATGAACTGAAGAAGCGTCTTGATTATGTTCTCGGCAACAAGACTGCTCGTCGTCAAGACCCTGAGGTTGCTGATGAGGAAGAGACTTCTCGCGGTCCAGTTCGTGACCTTGATGAAGATCTTCGCACCGAATTGAGTAATCTGAGTTCTTCTTCTAAGTCTTCTTCATATGATGAAGATGAGGATGATACTCTGTCCTACTTCGCAAAGTTGGCAGAATAAGATATTTGTGCTATAATGGGGGAGAAGTTGAGAGTCCTCTCCCCTATTTTTTTAATTATGAAAAATCCTTGGAAAGCACTTATTCATAAAGCAAAAACTGCTGCGCGACCTGGACAAGAAAAGAAAAACGGAATCAAAAGAACAGAACCATTAGATGTTACTATTGATGAAACGTATTTAGTTGAGCAATTTTTTAACCAAAATGGCAAATGTTATTGGACAGGATTTCCAATTAACCCACAAGGAGTTTTTGAATCTCATAATCCACTTGCGCCAAGTTTAGAAAGATTGGACGAATTTGATGGTTATATTCCTGGCAATGTTGTTATTGCACTTAGATTATTTAATTTGGGCAGACAACGCTGTCCAGAAGAAAAATTTAAAGAACAAGTAAATTTGTTAAAAAATCATTTTAGTGGTAGTGATATTAGAAATCCTTTAGAAAAACTCTTATGAAGTCAGATTTTTATATAGATCGCATAAGTAAATCCGAATCTTCAGAGTTACTTCTGAAGTTTCATTATCTTAAAGATATATCTAAAGATTTTAAATCTGGGTATAACTATGGTCTTTATAAAAATAATGATTTTTGCCCATTAAATATTGGTGGTCTTCAAGGAGTTTGTATTTTTACTGGACTGCCTGTTCCCGAAATTGCAACAGGTGCATTTGGACTTGAACGAAATGAACAACAAGGACTTTTTGAGTTATCAAGACTCTGCATCCATCCCGAAACTCAACGAACTGAGCATAATATCACTTCTTGGTTTGTTTCAAGAGCGATTAGACAGTTACGGAAGGATACTGAAGTTAAAGCAATCATCTCTTACGCTGATAGTGATTTCCATAATGGTACAATCTATCGCGCTTGTAATTTTAAATATTGCGGACTCACAGACGCAAAAAAAGATTTCTATTATGCAGACGGAACTAAACACTCTAGAGGCAAAATTAAAGGTGCTGAAGGAGACTGGAAAGACCGCTCCCGCAAACATCGATATGTAATGATATTTGATAAGAATCTAGAACTCTTATGGTAAGGTATTTCTAGTATTTTCAGTTTTAATCAATTTTTCATTAATATATTGTGAAGATTCATCATAAAGTAAACTGTTTCTCATATCTTTAATAATTTGTTTTAAGTAAGATGGTTTGATAACATATATTAATCTTTTTTTATTATTTTTTCTTACTTCATATTCATAATTAGTAATTCCAGTTACAGGATTTATAGTTTGAGTCAACAAATTTTGGTTTGGTATAGTGAAGGATGCATCAACAACTTTTCCTGCAGGAAGAATTAATCTTCCTTTTAAATCTTTGACTTCCGTAGTCTCATAATGATGAATATCATTTAAATTTTCACCATATATTTCTTCGGCATAAGTATAAAGATCTCTATCGGATAATGGCCATTGATCCCTAACATTAGTGATTCCTGCACCAATTAAAACAATCCAATCATATTGTGCGCTATTATAGATCTCTTTAGCAACTAATTCTGGTCTAGATCCATCTGGTATTTGATACTTATTAAAGATCGTAAAAACATTTTGAAGATCTTCTCTAAGTTTTGCTCTACGAAATAAATTTTTTACAATTAAATATTCGTCAGAAGATACTCTATCAGAAAGTATTGATTGATATTCTAGATTTGGTAATTCTCTAAAGTATGACATTTTAGTAACCTACTCCTATTGTACCGTCTCCTTCATTATAATCTTCAGCATATACAACAGATAATTCTTGAAATGAAAGACTTAGTTGTAGATGAACTGGAGTAGCATCTGAATAAGTTGCATACTGTCCAGAAGCAGTATAGTTTACTCCCATATTTAATAGAGCACAAGGTTTAAATTTGTTTAAAAATGGGTGTATTTTTCCACCACTCATGTAAGATAGTAAGAATACATTTGGAGATTTTACAAAAAATCCTCCACCATTAGACTCTGCACTACCTTTACTTGCTGTCATATTTTGTTTGAATAATCTAATAATATTTTTAACCACTAACGATTCTTCTTCAGATCTGGGTATCAAGTCGTATGAAAATTGAAATGGTGTTCTAATCGTAACTCCTCCAAATAACAACTCAACATTCTGATTAATAACTGCTCCAGTTGATCTGGAAACTAGTTGATTAATATTTGCTTCTCCACTTAATAATGTTTGTACTGCTAATCCTGTAAATGCTGTCGTTGCTGCTTTTTGTCCTGTAGCATCAGTAACTCCTCCCGTAACTTTATCAATTACACCTTTTACTGCTTTTAATCCAGTATTAAATGGAGTTGATGAGGACATTACATCTGCAGTTCCACTCATAAGTCCACCCGCAACAGAATCTAATGAATTTTCTCCCCAACTAGCAGAATTTGAATCTGAAATATTTTGTGGTATTGGTAATATAATCGTCTGTAATAGTTTTTTATTATTTTTTATTGCTTGATCCGTAGTTCCCAATGCAAATCCTTGCCCTTGCTGCCCAAGTCCAGGTGGAACATATTCAACAATCTCTATTCTGAGATAATCATCATTTATTCCTATGTTTTTAATCGGATATCTTAAAGATCCTGCCATTATTGTTTTCTAACTATTTATCAGGTCTTTGTAATATATTTTGCATAAGGAAGTTGCTTCAAGGAATAAAATTCTCGAACTGAAACTTCAAAAAATGGACTAGCAGCTTCTGGATAAGTATATCGGCGTACTTTTCCCCAGTGATAATTGAATCCATAAAATCCATTTGCAGTAGAATCGCCAGCAAGAATAAGTGGATGTTGATCGTAAGTTATTCTTGGAGTTTTTGCATAATATAAAAAGGTGTAGTATTTTCCTTTGGATGTACTTGAACTTCCTCCATCAGACAGTGCTTCCAAAATATAATCCATCAGTTCCTCAGGTTCCTCAGTTCCATATAAACTGTTAACCAGTCTTTGAATTCTATTAACTGGTCTATTATTAATATTTGGATTTGCATCCTTATAGTCATTATCATTACGAATAATTGAAATTAACTTTTCTTTTGTTAATTTGCTATAACCAGATGTTTTTCCTTGACCAGATTCTCCAATATAATAAATTGTATATTTCTGTGCAATTTCGACCAATTCATTTTTAGTATAACTGTCTAATTGTTTCTCGTATCCAGTTAATTTAGATGCCATTATTTAATCCCCAAATCATCTTCGGTTAAAACTTTAAATTCCCATTGGCGATCTTCACAGAATTCCCGCGCCACTTTCCATTTTGCCTGATTTTTAGCATATTCATAAACTTCATAGATATATCCTTTTGTTTTTCTTTTTTGTGGTATTGGTTCTACTGTTTGTTTTTTTGGTTTGATTTCAATTAGATATTTCTTAATTGAACCGTTACTTTCTTTGACCTTAATATAAAAGTCTGGAAAGTATCTATGAATGCGATTATCTATTGGAGATCTATAAGGAAGCGCCAATTCTTCACTTCCCCATTCTAAAATATTTTCATTAGTATCACAATACACCATAAATTTACGTTCCCACAAAGACCTATATGTGATATTTGATGGATCGCCCTTATACTTTTTGGGGAATGCTGGTTGATATTTTCCCTTATATGACATCTAAATACTAATACGACATATAATAGGTATTTAGAGTGGCTTCACCGCGTAGAATATCGGACATTAAACCACTATTTTCAAATCTTGCCCAAACTTCACACTATGAAGTTCAATTTGGTGGATTTAGTGGTCAATTGCTGTCCTATTTGGATAGGAGAGGAATAACTCAAAGATTTATTACCAATGATGCTGGACTTCTGTGTTCTTCCACATCTCTTCCAACATTTCAATTGGGATCTGGGGAGATTTATAATCATATAGGAGTTCAAGAAAAATTTGCCCATTCGAAAGTTTATTCTCAAATTTCGATGGAATTTTATGTTGATAGTAATTATAATATATTAAAATTTTTAGAATATTGGATGGAATTCACTACGAGTGGTTCTTATAATCCAATTGCAGGAGTTTCTAATCCTATTCGGCAAGAATCTCAGGCATATTTTGTTAGGATGCAGTATCCAAAATACTATAAATCGGAATCCACAAAAATAATTAAATTTGATCGAGATTATAATGCAGAAATTGAGTATAACTTTATTGGACTTTTCCCGTTAAGCATATCCTCAATTCCAGTTTCATATAGTTCTTCAAATATAATGCTCATCAACGTTTCATTCCAATTTGATCGTTATATTGCAGGAAGAACTACTAGTTTATCAATTTATCAAAATATTAACAATAATTTAATACCAGCATCTGCTACAATTGACAATAGTGTATTGCCAAATAAACTTGCTACTGGTAAGCAGGAAATGCTTTGGAGAAATCTAAATCAAGGTACGGGAAGATTGGATGATCCAAGACCAAGAGGAGTTGGTGGACCATACAATCCTATTCAAACAATTTGACCCTAAATAAATTTACTGAATTCTATAGGTCATTATGCCTTTACCAACAATCTCTACACCAACATATGAGTTGGAAATTCCTTCAATTAAAAAAACAATTAAATATAGACCATTTCTTGTAAAGGAAGAAAAAATTCTTATCATTGCAATGGAAAGTGAAGATTCCAAGCAAATTGCAGATGCTGTTAAAAATGTAATTTCAAACTGTTTGATTACAAGAGGAATCAAAATTGAAAAACTATCCACATTTGATATTGAATATCTATTTTTAAATATTCGTGGAAAATCTGTAGGAGAAACTGTAAATGTTTTGATTACTTGCCCAGATGATGGTGTAACAAAAGTACCAGTAAGTATCAATCTTGACGAAATTAAAGTTGAAGTTAGTGATCAACATTCTCGGGATATTAAATTGGACGATGCTTTGACAATGAGAATGAAGTATCCATCTATACAGGAATTTATTAAAAGTAATTTTTCCAATACTAATGATGTTAGTGTTGATGATACTTTTGACCTGATCTGTTCATGCATTGAGCAAGTTTATAGCGAAGAAGAGTCTTGGAATGCAAGTGATTTTTCCAACAAAGATCTAATTCAATTTTTGGAGCAATTAACTTCTAATCAATTTAAAGAAATTGAAAAATTCTTTGAGACTATGCCAAAACTTTCTCATACTGTTAGTCTCAAAAATCCAAATACTAATGTTGAAAGCACAGTTGTTTTAGAGGGATTGTCAAGTTTTTTCGCTTAGGTATGTCGCATGAAGATCTTGCGTCATACTATAAAACGAACTTTGCTTTGATTCAACATCATAAATACTCTTTGACGGAGTTAGAAAATATGATACCTTGGGAAAGAGAAATTTATGTATCTCTTCTCCAACAATACATCGAAGAAGAAAATCTGAAGAATCAATCAAATGGCGGAAGTTGATTTAAAATCAGTTGCTAGTAATGGAGTAGATCCAATTACAGGATCTCCGCTGTCCAAAGAAGTAAGGCAGGCAATTTTAAATAGTACAAAAATATCAAGTTCATCCTTTAGGGGAGATACTACTTTTATATCCCAATATGTAGAGAATAATAATCAAAATTTACAACTTGCACAAACAAATCAACAATCTTTAATTGCACTTGATACTCAGGTTAAAAATCTCAATCAGCAAGTTGTAACTTTAAATTCTGGATTAGAAAAAATTGCAGTATTAATTCAGCAAGATGGTGCTTCCGACCAATCTAGATTAATATCAGAAGCAGAAAGACAAAGAAGATATGCAGAACAGGAAATAAGAATTGGTAAAGAAAATGAGATAGAGCAGAAAATACAATCTGCAGTTCTTATACCAGTTCAAAAACTTACACCAAAAGTTCAAGATATTTTTGGTAATGTTCAAAAGGCACTCACATTTCTTTTTGCTGGGTGGCTAACAAATGAGTTAGTTAAATTTTTTGATGCTAAGCAGCAAGGAGATAGGAGTAAACTTACTGAGATTAAAAATAATATTATTAAACATCTTGGTATTGCCGCTGGAATTCTTTTTACAATTAAAGGTGGATTTAATTTAATTATTAAAACACTTGGAAGTGTTGTTGCAAAAATTACAGGATTGATTGGAAAAATTATTACCGCTCCAATTAAAGCAGTTACATCTACGGCAAAAAGTATTTTTAGTGGTGGTGCTGCTAAAGGCGCAACAACGGCCGCCACTAAAGGTGCAACAGAGGGTGCCACTAGTGGATTATTAAAAAATACTGGTAATGTACTTAAGGGTGTTGCTAAAGGTGCCGTTAATGTTGTTCTGGGTGCTACCGAATTTATAGAAAGAAAGAATGAGGGACAAACAAATGTTCAGGCGGGAGCAGGAACTGCTGCTAGTCTTTATGGGGCAGAAAAAGGCGCTCAGATGGGGGCAAAATTGCCAGGACCATTAAAACTTCCAGGAATGATTGCTGGTGGAGCTGCAGGATTTATACTTGCAGGAAAAGGTACTGACCTTCTTACAGGAGCAAATGCACCAAAACCAGCAGAAAAATCATCAGAAACAGCAAAACCAAAAATTAATTCACAAAAATCAACACCTTCACCAGCAGCTGCACCATCAGTAACAGCAACACAACCAAAGATTAATTCAGCAACACCTTCACCAGCAGCTGCACCATCAGTAACAGCAACACAACCAAAGATTAATTCAGCAACACCTTCACCAGCACCAACACAACCTGAAATTAAATCTACTCCACAAACACCAATGACTGCTGGAGTTGGTAATTATACTTTCAATATTGACACATCAAATCCAGAATTTAAGCGTATCGAAAATTCATTTGATAGTAAACAATCTGAACAAAAATTAGAGGTAGAGTCTAAAACAAATGAACAAAATATTCCAGAAGTAACTTCACCCACTCAATCAAATGAGAAAAAATTAAATATACAACCAGCTCAAGTTCAAAATATACCAAAACCAGTTCCAAATGTAGGTAATTTGCCCGAAGCAAAACCAAATGTTATCGTCACATCATCTGGACAATCTCCACAAAAATCACAGAAAGTTTTTCCAAGTACTGGTGAAAGTATGACTGATGTTCCATTGATAAATTCAGCAAACCCTGATAATTTTTATATCTTGTATTCTCAGTTAAATTATAATGTGGTAATGTAAGATGGCATCTATATCCAGTTCTTTTAGATTATCTTTACTTGCATCCGAAGATGCTAATAGATCTATTAATACTACAAAAAACCAAATCTTAAAATCTAATATTTCTATTAATAAAATTTCTAGAGTAATATCATCTAATACGAAAGAAAAGGAAAGATTGGCATTTAAATCAAGTATTCTTGATGCAAGAAGAAGAGAAGCATCTAGAAGAAAGGAAATTGAAGATAGGATTGAAGCATCAAAAGTAACTACAAATCCAACAAGTGGATTTAGAATGATTAGTTCAAGTTCTGCTGGACCATTTCAGAGATTATTGGGATTTCTTGGATTTTTAACTGCTGGATGGTTAGTTGAGAATTTGCCAACAATAATTTTTATAGGAAAGGAATTTATTTCTAGAGTATTTAAAGTTGGAAGTTTAATATCGGATTTTATAGGAGATACTTTAAATATAATAAGTAATTTTGGAACTCTTTTAACAAGTGTTGTTACTAACATAGCAACTTTTGATTTTACTGATCAATCAGGCAGAGTAAAAAATTCATTTTTAGATTTAAATTCTTCCATGCAATCTGTAAATGATGAATTGTTTCAAGCTTATAAATTATTAACCACACCACTTACACAATCTTCTGATACTGAAGAAGAAGCACCACCATTAGGAGAAGAAGCGCCAAATACACTTTATCCTCAACCATCAACACCTTCTAGCCCTGTAGGAGGAATTCATAAACAAGCATTGGATATTATTGCTGGTCCAGAAAGTGGTGGCAATTATAATGCTATGAATCAAGGAACTGATAAAAATGGAAACATAGTTGGATCAACTATGGGAGGCAAAACTTCAAAAGATATTATTGGTAAAAATTTAACTGATATGACCATTGGTGAAGTCATTGATCGTCAAAATGAAAGAAAATATCCAAGAAACGCAAAACCTGATTTGGGAGTTCATGCTGCTGGAAAATATCAAATGATTGGTAATACTCTTCCAGGAGCAATGAATTCTGCAGGTTTAAAACCAAGCGATCAATTTAGTCCCGAAAATCAAGATAGAATGGCACTTGCATTAATGCAAGAAAGGGGAATAGCACCTTGGACTTCTGGAGGATCCAAATACTCTACTAAAGAAAGGGCAATTGTTGAGCAGGCGAGAAGAACTCCAGTATCAAAGGCACAACCAACACAATCAGCAAAACCAACTCCAACAACAATCTCAACAAAACCTACAAATACTTCCACTGGATTATCACTTATACCCCAAAGTGGGTCTGGTGGATTTATTCAGGGTGGATCTGGAAATGGTAAAGATAAATTATATGCAACACATTTTCATTTGGATTATTCTTCCAAAACAAATGATCCATCAATACTTGCAAGAATTAGAGATGTTGCCTTTTATGCTGTAAAGGCAATGTTTGCAAGAGGATCTAGTGTTTATTTTGGAAATGCTGGAATTTTTGCAAGTAAAGATGATGCAACTCTAAAATCTCAAATTGCTGCAGAACAGCAAGCACATGGTGCAAGAAGCAGCATGGCAGTTGATATACAGGAAACTAATCCTTCAGTGCAAAGAACTTTTCCATCTCAACCAGGATCGGCAACTAAATTTCCCTTTGCCGTAGGTTCGGTCTATTATAGGGGAGGATATGGAAGAGAGGCAGAAATTGTTGGAAGTCAGGGAATTACCGTTTCTCACGGTGCTTCTGGATCTTCTGGATCGGATCTTTCTGGAAAACCAGCGAAGGCAAATTTATATCCTACAGCAAAATCAAATGTTGAACAAGTAATTACTCCAGAAAGAAAAGGTCAAACAATTGTTGTCGATGTTCCCGAATCATCACCACCTCCACAAACCACAGTAGCATCTTATCCAACAGAAGGAAAAAAACCTACTGGTCAAGTAGATAATACTTACTTGTTAAATAGATTTATTAAGCAAAAACTTCTTCTAGAGCTAGCGTATCTATAATGTCAATAAAAAAATCTATATTTGAAGAATTAATTATAGAATCAAACGATCAAAGTAGAACTGTTGATATTAGTAGTGGTACTATTGCAGTTGAATATTTTGAAGATATTTTTTCACCTACCATTACTGCCAAAATTAAAGTAATGGACACTGGAAATGTAATTGCTCCCAAAGAAAATCCAGATGGAGATAAGCAATCAATTTATAATGGACTTCCTTTAAGAGGTGGAGAGAGATTATCAATAAGAATTTCAGGAAACAGTGAAAAAAATCCAGGATTAGATTTTTCAAAAAATTCTAATGGTTATCTTTATGTTTCAAGTATTACTGATGTAATTTCTGAGACTCAAAGAGAAAGTTTTACTCTTCATTTAACTTCAAGAGAATCAATTACAAATGAAACTTCTAGAGTTCCAAAAAAATTTAACCCATCATCAACAATTGATAATTCTGTTAGAGCAATTCTTAATGACTATTTGATAGCGAAAAAAATTGGAAAAATTGATAAGACCTCAAACAAATATGGTTTTGTTGGAAATATGAGAAAACCATTTACAATTTTAACTTGGTTAGCATCAAAATCTGTTCCCGAATCTTCTGGATCTGGTACAGCAGGATTTTTATTTTATCAAACAATTGATGGATTCCAATTTAGATCTATTGATAATTTGATTGAACAATCTCCAAAAGCAACATACACATATAGTGAAGCAACAACTTCTTATGATTCTGAAGATAAGAAAGATGATAATGATTTGAAAATTTTAAATTATATTACTGATAAAAATCAAAATCTAATAGAAAAACTTAGATTAGGGGCGTATTCTAGTCAAAGATTATTCTTCAATCCATTGGATTTTAATTTTTCAAACACTGTATTTACATATAATAATTATTCTAAAAAAACAAAGAATCTAGGTAAAAAATTAGAACTTCCAAAAATTTCAAATAGTTCCAATCTAGGTCTCGATGAAGTACCAACAAGAATTATGAGTCAAATTTTGGATGTTGGAACAATGGATCCAGGCGTATCTACATCGCAAAATTCGGATCCATCATTACACCAATCACAATCATTGATGAGATATAACACTCTTTTCACACAAACTATGAGTATTATGGTTCCCTCAAATACAAATTTGAGAGCAGGTGATATTATCGAATGTCAATTTCCCAAAATTTCCGAATCTGATGCAAAAGAATATGATTCAGAAACAAGTGGTCTATATATGATAAAAGAATTATGCCATCATTTTGATGTTGAAAGATCATATACTTCTATGAAGTTAATTAGAGATACATTCGGACCCAAAAAGAAATGATTGATCAATCACTACTTCAAAGTAATTTTATAGGAAGAGATGGATTTCGTTGGTGGATTGGGCAAATTCCACCAATTGAGTCTCAAGGAAAGCAGACTAATGGTGGTGGATGGGGAAATCGTTGTAAAGTTCGTATTATGGGTTATCACCCATATAATAATGTAGAACTTAAGAATGAAGATTTGCCCTGGGCGCAAGTTCTTCTTCCAACAACTTCTGGATCTGGCGCAGCAAATTACTCAACAAATCCCAAACTTCGACCTGGTGATGTTGTTTTTGGATTTTTCTTGGACGGAGATAATGGACAAAATCCTGTAATTATGGGACTTTTTGGTAGAACAAGTCAAGTTCCATCCAATGACTATGTTTCTCCATTCGTTCCATTTACTGGGTATACTGATAATGTTGCAGATCCAAATGGTAAAGTATATAATAGTCAAACAAGTGAATCAAATTCAACATCTCAGAAATCTCCAAGAGATGTTCCGCCAAAGGTTATTAATAAATTAAATTCAAATAAAGAAACTAAAGATGAAATTGCATATTACAGTGGTGTAGGTAAAAAAATTGTATTCGCAAATACTTGTGATGATACTGCAGTAAAGGGAATAATAACTGAAGTAACTAATTTGTTGGATAAGGTATCTGATGGAGTTTCAAAAGTTTCAAATATTGCCGGAGAAATTAGTCGTTCGGTTGAAAAAATAGTTTCGATTGCAAATAACATAGTTGGACAAATGTTCAACTCTCTTTTCAATAAACTTATTCCACTTCTTAAAAAAGGTCTTCAATTATTATTTAAAACAGTTTTTGCAAAAGTATTGGCAGCAACACTAAATCCTGGAATTGCACATTTAGCAGGAGTAGCAGCACAAACTGCTATGATTAATCCAGTTAAAAAGTTGGAAGAAGCAATTCCATGTGTTGCTGGAAAAATTGTAAGTGGACTTGGCAGTATTGTAAAAAATCTTTTAAAATCTGTCTTAGATAATGTTGACAACTTTGTTACATGTGCTGGAAATCAATTTTCTGGTGCATTTATGAATGGAATTATTAATAAGATTGTTCAAGGTCTTGCAGGACCTTTAAATGGGGTGCAAAAACTCCTATCTTTAATTGGGGGGTTTAATGTTGCTAATTTTCTTCGTAGTGGCATTGATTCAATTAAATCTATTGGTGGATTGTTTGATTGCAACCAATCAAAGGGAAAATGTTCTGGACTTGTTAAAGAATGGACTATTGGAAGTGGTGCAAAATCAAGCGAAAATGAAGAGAGCACCTTTAAAAGTATATTGGATAATATGAATGTTGCTGCAGCTGTTGGACTATCACCATATGTGAAAGATGTTCAAGAAAATGATTCTATTGTAAAAGATAATTACGTAGGATTAAGAAAAGTAACTAGTATAGTTACTAAAACCGATAATACTCTTTTATTTGATAATTTGAATGGTTTTGAAGTTGATGGATTACTTACAAGTAATTCTGAAATTATGAAAATTACTTCAATAAATCCAAAAATCAATCAAATTTCTGTTGAAAGGGCATATTCTGGAATTTCTACAAATTATGATGTTGGATCAAGTTTTTCATTAATTTCTCCAATTACAGATACTACTTTATCGGAAGCATCTCCAACTTTCACATTTAATCAAGAATATGGTCAATGGGATATTTTTGGAGCAGGAACAAAAACCCCTGCAACTAATAGTCCTTTAGGGGGATGTTATACTGGGAAACCAACATCGTGTGGGCCTCCCAAAGTTCGTATTTTTGGTGGTGGTGGATCTGGGGGAACAGCAACAGCAATTTTGGGAAATTTTGCTAACAATGTATTAAACAATAATAATATTACCGAACAAAGAACCGCAAGTATAATTGGAGTTAGATTAGATAATGCTGGATCGGGATATCGTTATCCACCATTTGTAGAATTTGTCGATAATTGTAATCAAGGATATGGGGCTGTTGCTAGATCAATAATTAATGATGCTGGTGAAATAGTTGAGATTTATATGGTATCAGAAGGTGAAAATTATCCTTTAGGAGATGTTAATTTCCAATCATCAGTATCTACTGCTGAAACAAATCCACAATACAAACCATATGGTGTTGTTAGAGTTGCAGTTATTAATGGTGGAATAGGATACAATGCTGGAGATGTCGGAACTGATAATTATAATAATACCTACAATCTAATTGTTGATGATGTTGGAACTGTTACGTCAGTTTCCATAACCTTACAAGACACCCTGACCCCAGAAATCATATCAAATATCATTCAAGAAAATCCTGGACTAACAGTTTCTAGTACCAATACCAATACTAATAAAAAACTTACTCAGAGACGACCAATAAATAGTATGACAATATCAGATTTACCAGTTATTAAAATTAAATCGAAAACTGGTGTTGGAGCAATATTAAAACCAATTGTTGGAGAACTTTCAACAACTCCTCAGGGAGAATTAAAAATAGTAGTTGACTGTATAACATAAAATGGCAGAAAGACCGAATCAAAATTGGGAAGCAAGAGATATTTGGAGTTTAGGTCCAAAGTTTAGAATTGACGTTACTAATCCCCAAATGGGATCCAACGGAACAAATGTTTATGCTCTTTATGGAGTAACTGACAACAATGATGTCAATCTTGTCGGTTTAACTGAATCTGGATCATATAGAATTTATAATGATAGGCATATTGAAATTATTGCAGGAAATAAGGAAAGTAGTGACGGGGTAGACATTGTAATTGCGGGAATGAGTGGAGATGTTACTATTACAGCAATGAGAAATGGTTCAGTTAGAATTAAGGGGAAAAATATAATGATAGATGCAGATGAAGACGTAGATATTAAAGCGGGAAGAAATATTACATTAAATTCTGGATCTGGTAGAATTTTAATGAAGGGTAATAAAGCTGATATTGATGCTTTAACTGGAAATGCGATTAAACAATCTTTTGGTAGTCAAATATTTTCTGGAAGTTTTGTTGGTGGAGATATTGTTGGTAAAGCGTTTGATATAGCAAAAACTACAGTGATAGGTTCATAAAATGGCAGATATTACCGTATTTGGAAATGAATCTTATTTTAATGAAAAGGTAACTTTTTTTAAAAATATTATTGCACCAAATCTTCAAGATGGTAAATATCAATTAGCTTCAGAATGGGAATCTGAAAATGAAATTTTATCAGCTGGTACTTTAGGTATTGAATCTGATACTAATCGCTTTAAGTTTGGTGATGGAGTTACTCCTTGGAATAATCTAGGATACGCATCCGTCGAAGCTATTCAGGGTACAAGTGGGCAATTTTCTGGACAAGGTACTCAAGGTCTTCAAGGTCGCCAAGGTCTACAGGGACTTCAAGGTACTCCGGGCAATCAAGGATTCCAGGGTACTCAAGGTACTCAAGGATTTCAAGGTACTCAAGGTACTCAAGGTACTCAAGGAAACCAAGGCAATCAGGGTACTCAGGGTACTCAAGGTGATCAAGGTGTCCAAGGTACTCAAGGTCGTCAAGGTGCTCAAGGATTTACTGGTGGTTTTGGTTCTCAAGGTAATCAAGGCACTCAAGGTGACCAAGGTACTCAAGGTCGTCAAGGTGCTCAGGGCACTCAAGGTGTTCAAGGTGTTCAAGGACCATTAAGTGATTTCCAAGGTACTCAAGGTAATCAAGGTCTTCAAGGTCTTCAAGGTCTTCAAGGTCGTCAAGGCACTCAAGGACTTCAAGGACTTCAAGGACCATTAAGTGATTTCCAAGGTACTCAAGGAAACCAAAGTACTCAAGGACTTCAAGGAAATCAAGGTGTTCAGGGATTTTTGAGTAATTTTCAGGGTACTCAGGGTGCTCAAGGTACTCAAGGTCGCCAAGGATTTCAAGGTACTCAAGGTCGCCAAGGACTTCAGGGACCATTAAGTAATTTCCAAGGTACTCAAGGTCGCCAAGGTACTCAAGGTGATCAAGGTGTCCAAGGTAATCAGGGAAACCAAGGTAATCAGGGTCGCCAGGGTACTCAAGCTGCTCAAGGGCGCGTGGGCGCCCAAGGTACTCAAGGACTTTCCAATCAAGGTATTCAAGGAAATCAAGGTCTTCAAGGTCAACAAAGTGCTCAAGGTACTCAAGGTCGCCAGGGTAATCAAGGAAACCAAGGTACTCAAGGTGACCAGGGCACCCAAGGTAATCAAGGAAACCAAGGTACTCAAGGTGACCAGGGTACTCAAGGTACTCAGGGACGCCAGGGGCGCCAAGGTACTCAAGGAAATCAAGGAAACCAAGGTACTCAAGGTGACCAGGGTACTCAAGGTAATCAAGGAAACCAAGGTCTTCAAGGAAATCAAGGAAATCAAGGAAATCAAGGTCTTCAAGGAAATCAAGGAAATCAAGGTACTCAAGGAAACCAAGGTCGCCAGGGTCTACAAGGAAATCAAGGTCGCCAGGGTCTACAAGGAAATCAAGGATTCCAAGGTACTCAAGGAAATCAAGGTACTCAAGGTGATCAAGGTACTCAAGGTACTCAAGGATTAGGTAATCAAGGACTTCAGGGTGCAGCATCTTTTCAAGGGTCCCAGGGTACTCAAGGTGCTCAAGGAAACCAAGGTGCTCAAGGAAACCAAGGTACATTAAGTAATTTCCAAGGTACTCAAGGTACTCAAGGTCAACAAAGTGCTCAAGGTATTCAAGGTCCCCAAGGTCGTCAAGGTGTTCAAGGATTTTTAAGTAATTTCCAAGGAACTCAAGGTGCCCAAGGTACTCAAGGTACTCAGGGTGCTCAAGGGCGCCAGGGTACTCAAGGAAATCAAGGTACATTAAGTAATTTCCAAGGAACTCAAGGACTTCAAGGACCATTAAGTGATTTCCAAGGTACTCAGGGACTTCAAGGTAATCAAGGCCTTGGTGCTCAAGGTACTCAAGGAAATCAGGGTCGTCAAGGAACTCAAGGTAATCAAGGTACGCAAGGTAATCAAGGTACGCAAGGTAATCAAGGTCGCCAAGGACTTCAAGGACCATTAAGTAATTTCCAAGGTACTCAAGGTGCTCAAGGTACTCAAGGATTCCAAGGTACTCAAGGTGACCAGGGTACTCAAGGAAACCAAGGTGTTCAAGGATTTTTAAGTAATTTCCAAGGTACTCAAGGTAATCAAGGTACTCAAGGTAATCAAGGTACACAAGGTACACAAGGTAATCAGGGATTTCAAGGCACTCAAGGACAACAAAGTGCTCAAGGCACTCAAGGCACTCAAGGAAACCAAGGTGTTCAAGGATTTTTAAGTAATTTCCAAGGAACTCAAGGTAATCAAGGTACACAAGGTACACAAGGTAATCAAGGACTTCAGGGTGCAGCATCTTTTCAAGGGACTCAGGGTACTCAAGGTACTCAGGGTAATCAAGGTGTTCAAGGTACTCAGGGTAATCAAGGTGTTCAAGGTACTCAAGGTCGCCAAGGTCTTCAGGCTAATCAAGGACTTCAGGGTGCAGCATCTTTTCAAGGTCCTCAAGGTACTCAAGGTACTCAAGGTACTCAAGGACGCCAAGGTACTCAAGGAAACCAAGGTCTTCAAGGAATTCCTGGTTCTGGAGTCATAGTATTAGAAGACAATAATACTACCAATGAAGTTGATTATCTAACATTCGTAAAACAAACAAGTGGAACAACAAATAATGAATATGTTTCTTCTAAAAAATTAGTTTATAATCCATCATCCGGTAGTGTTGGTATTGGAACAAGTATTGTAACAAATACTTTAACAGTTGTAGGAACAACAACTTCCACGGAATATTTTGGTAGTGGTGTAAATCTAGTTGGAATTGTAACGCAATTAGTACCTGGTATTGGTATTGATATTACCTCAACACAAAATCCAGGAAAAGGTAGGGTAACTGTTGATGCATATCGTCCAATTGGAAAAACAATTTATGTTTCTCAAACTGGTAATGATGATAATACTGGATTAGCAGAAAATTATCCAAAAAGAACTATCAAATCAGCTGCCTCTGTTGCTTTGTTTGGAGACACAATTAAAGTATTTCCGGGAGTATATGTTGAAAATAATCCAATTGTTCTGGCAAAAACAGTATCAGTACAGGGAACAGAACTTCGTAACTGTGTAGTAACACCACAATATCCAGATCAGGATCTATTCTATGTAAACAATGGATGCCACATTACTAATATAAGTTTCATTGGACCAAATATGACCAGTGGATCTGCTGTCGTTTCTTTACAACCACTATCTGGTGTGGCGACAGATAGATTCTTTGATGCAGCAAGAATGATTCGTTTGAATTTAGATTATATTGCAAAAGAATCTGTTGGATTCTTAACAAGTGGATTTAGTGGATTTGCAGGCAGTCACAGAGAGCAAGATGCTGCAAGACTAATTGATAAGAACTTAAATTATATTTCTGCAGAAGCAGTTGGATTCTTAACATCACCTGTTGGATATGGATTTACATTATCAAGCGGAGATTATACAAACTGTAGGGAAGATGTTGTCAGCATTATGAATGCTGTTTCTTATGATCTTAAGGCAAACAGTAATCGCAAATCAATTGGTGCGGGATATTCATATTTCAATAGTTCTGGTGGTCTAATTCATATTACTGGTATTGCAACTCAAAGAGCAACAATTGCTGCACTAAATTATGCTGCAGGAATTGCAACTCATGTGATTAATAATTATACTCCTCCAATTTCATATCAATCTGGAATTGGTAGTGTTTCCCAAATCAAAGATGCATCGGTAATTATTGTAAATGGTGGATGTGTTGGTGTCGGAACAACTATTCGCCAACTTGTCGGTATTGTGACCAATATGATTGGGGCAGCAAGTACATTAACTGCACCATCAGTTCGTTATGGTGTTGTACTTGAAAGTGGAGATTGTTCAGATGATGTTAGATCGGTATGGAAGTGTATAATTCATGATATTACAAGAGGTGGAAACTCTAGATCGGTTGCGGCAGGTAAAGCTTATTATGATTCTAATTGGAATCTAATTCCACAAATTCTTCATAATCCTGGAGAAGTTCAACAAACAATCTCAACATTTAATTATTCATTCAATATTGCCCGAGCCGTAATTAATAACTGCTCCTGGGGAGGTTATCCTGTTGGATTGGGAACCACTGTGGTAAATGCTGTGTATGATGCAAATACAGGTATTACAACTATAACCGCAATAAACCACGGATTGACTAAAAATGATCCAGTAAAGATTGCTGGTCTTGGATTCACTTGCCCTTCTGGACCTGGAACATTATTATATCCAAGTGGAAATCTTGGGTATATTTTCCCAGTTAAATCTATAGTTGGAGTGAACACATTTGAAGTTGTAGTTGGACAATCAACCTTACCACATACTTATGTTTCGGGTGGAACAATTCAAAAATACACAAACTTCCAAAATCAATACACACAAATCAAAGATCTTGCAATGCAAGTTGATCCTAAAACCGGATTTAATGATGTTATTGCTTCGTGTGCCGATGTTGCATCAGCATTAAAATCTTGTGTTGGCATTGTAACTTCAATTGTAGGATTTGGATCTACAGCATTTGCATATGTTGGATTTAATACCACATATCCCGGAAATAGGGGATCTGGATTTGATTCGATTAGAAAAATTCAAAATGCAATTTATGATGAAAAGAGTGGTAAAACAACAATTACATCACAAGGATTCTCTTTGAAAAAGGGTGATATTATCGAAGTCCGTGATTTACTTTTCTCTTGTTCATCTGGTGGACCAACATCGACTCAATTATTCCCATCTGGAAGATATGGATATGAGTTTTATATTGAAAAAGTCTATCCAAATGGGACATTTGACATCTATACTGGAATTAGTACTATTCCACATACATATGTTTCTGGAGGATATATTATAAATCGTTCAGTAGGTGTTACCACTGCATCATATAATAATTTAACTGGAATTACCA